GCATATCTCACATGGATCTCGATGGTGACACGCTTCCGACCACTGAGGCCAGCACTGCCGTCATCCATTGCGAGTGATACGATCTCAAGAGTAAATTGTCTTTGACTCTGAAATCTTGTGTTTAGTGGAGAGACAAGGCCCGAGCCGTCATCAATGCAGATAAAACCATGATGAGAGTCAGTCTTTGGATCAATTGCCTCAATCATTGTCTTGAGCTTGCTCAATGCTTGGAAGATTCCTCTGCTCATGTATTTCTCCCTAGTTTCTTGGATATGTCAAAAGCAACGGCATTCACAAGCGTATCAATCTCATTGTCAGTCAATCCGATATATGGACGAACCTTGTGAACTTCATAACCATAATGTCTCACATGTTTGGTCAAGCCAATTCTGAAACGAGTCTCAGTTGCTTCAAGTACTACAAGATTATTCATCAATTGACCACTTAATACAAGATCAACCTCAGCAGTTTGACCCTGTCCTCCTCGACGCTTCCTTGAATCTTCCTTGTATTGTCGATATCCACCAGCATAATAAATTGACTTGCCGGTCCTTGACAACCTGGTGCCTCCCTTGGGTTTGAGTCGTGCACCACGAAAGGAAACATACAAAGGATTTGTTGAGTACTTTTTGAACTTCTTACCTTTTGAGCTGACACCTTTCATGGTGCGACGCTTGACAGTTGCAACGGTATTCGATGCAAGTGCCTTGGTATCCTTTGCCGTCCAAATATCACGAGGAAGATTGAGCTTGACCTTGACTGTCATTAGTGCCTCATCGATCTCGTTGGTGTGAAGCTTTGATCATATTCAGTCTTGTTGTAAGTTCTCCATGATGCACGAAAGTCTGTGGACTTGCCACCGTTCTTTTCAAGGTCAAGTTCACCGTCATCAATGACACCATCACCATCAAGATCCAAGTCAACCGATCTCAAGGCCAAGTCCATCAATTCAATGCAACGAGCTCTCATTGCATCGGCTGCGTCAAGTTGAAGATTCATCTCATAGATTCGAGCAGCTGTGCAGTAAGCATGACAAAGCTCGAACGCCTCAGCATTGAAGATCTCATCCTCTGTTACATTGGATGATCCAAGACGATCCCTGAGCATCAATGAAAGCTCATCAAGAGAAGCTTTGATCTGTGGTGCAAAGTCAGCTTGACGACGTGGCACCATGTCAGCAAGTGGAGCAAAACGATTCACAAAAGCATCATGATCAAGGCCAGTGTCAAACGGTCTTGGAGTAACCTTGATCACTCCTTTGTCCAAGTTGGATAAATTGTTTTGTCCAAGATCTGAAGTATATGAAACTAAGTATTGAAAAGTTCCACTTGTCGCAGTGACATTAGCTGATGATGCTGTCACATACCACATTGCAAACTCAATGGTTGCACTTGTTGACAAGTCAATCTCACGAGGTAAAGGATCGGCAAGGATCGCAGTTGTTCCCACAATACGAACGATCTTGATTGAATACCAAGCATCTCCATCCGTCCTCAAGAATGCAAAGGCTTGATCTCTCTCAAGAGAGTCAGAGCTTGCAATCGTCAAGGTCCTGCGATCATTGCCAATTGCAGAAACAGTGATGTTTGCTCTTGATTGATTCAAGTTGCTTGTCACATCACTTGACACTTTGAAAGTGATTGAAGGTGTTCCGTTGATAGGTGAAGGAGCATTCCACTCAAACATATGATCTTGACCAGTTATTGCTTTTCGTATCATCTCTTTGCTCCTGCATTTGCTTTTGATATGTCTGTTGTCTTTGCTCTGTCGAGGCCTGCGGCTTTGATGAATCCTTCACTCACAGGACTCCATGAGTGCCGGCAGTTGTACCCACCACCAGCAGTCTTGACAGGGAGACCCTGTTTGTTGTTGAGCTTCTTCATTTGTGATTCACTCACAACCTTGTCAACCAATGGACGACAAAAGTCACGTGTCACGCCATCAATGGGTCCGGTGTACAGATAGAATCTGAGGCCAGCTTCCTCAGCAATGGCAGCAGTCACACTCCTTCCAAACATGGAAAGCTTTGTGTTGACTTCTGTCAACTGACGGCCTGCTGCTGATTGCATCTTCTGAGAGAGTGAGGAGATGGCCTGTGTCATTGGTACGTCAATCGACATTGCAACCAATGATTCACGAACACCACTTGCGACATTTGGAATGATGACATCATCAAACAGAGTCTCAACAGCTGAGGTCTGCATGATGTCAAGTTGTTGTTGAATTGGAGTCAACCCGAGATCAGGTTGCACAATCCTTGTTGTTCTTTCGACGGCTTGAGAGATGAGGTCTGCTTGCTCGATGAATTCATCGATTGCAACATCAAATCCACCTCGAATTATGAAATCAATCAACTGTTCCCTAGGTAGAGAAAGGATTGTCAATGGGTCACTTGCTTGGACTGCTGTCTCAAGTGTTTTTAGAAATCGAGTTCTTGATTTATCAAGGACTGATTTCATTGTCTTCTCAGCTTTGATCTGAGTTTTTAACTCATTGATCTTTGCTTTGGTGATACGTGCGACATCGCCTGACTGATTCTTGAGTTGATTCTCAAGATCTTTGATTGCTAATTCATCAGCATCTTGCTCGGCAAGAAGTGTCACTTCGTGATTGTCGCACATGTCAACCCTATGCTAAGCAGTCAGTAAGGATGTATCCAAGAGTTGAATCAATCGCTTTGAACTGTTGAACTTCTTCGGCGTATACATAGCGACGAGTCGCGTCAAGGCTGTCATATTGACCTGCTTGCATTCCACCGAATTCGAAGTTAAGAGCTGCAACAGGCATTCCCTTCACGTTACCACTCTTTTGTACAATCGCGTCAGCACCTTTCATGATACCGCAGAAGATTGTCCCAGTGTTCCAAATTTGTGCCTCAGATGAAGTCGCACCAGGTACAGCAGTTTCACGACGAGCTTCACCAACATAGATGTTTGGAATGCCAAGAATGTTACGTAAAACTTCTTTTGTTGCTTCTTCAGTAAGAATGCGGTTGCCACTTGCGAAAGCACCTGCGCCACTTACGTCACCAGCATAACCGCGAACTTCAGGGTTACGAGCTAATGAACGGAACACACCACGACCAAAGATCAAAGTATCGGGATTGATACCATGAGCAGCAGCAAAAACTAGATCTTTCAATTTGTCAAGACCTGTCAATGCGTCAGTGCCTGCAGCGTCAACTTGACCACCCATAACATTTGTACATGTATCATTTGAGAATGAAGCTGTATCAAAGATTAAGTTTGCAGCACGTTGTTCTCTTGCAAGCATCATTGCGCGACGTACTTTGCGAACGATACGAGCTTCTTCACCACCAGGATATTGACTGTCGATGATATCTTCCATTGCAATCGAATCTTGTGCAGAATAGATCTTCGCTTTGAAAGTCAAGTTAGTACGATCAAAAGAACCAATGTTTGCACGACCTGCACCAGGAGCACGCTCAAGGTCAAGACCAACACCTGCACCCATGAAGTTACGACTATTCTCTAAAAGGAATGTACCACTTCTCTCAGGGATCTTCACGTTTTCAAAGATTTGATTTGCAATGAGTTGACTGTCTGAAGGTACAACCTCAGACACAAGGGACGTTAGGATCTCGTCTACTGGATGAATAACACTATAAGAACTAGCCATGATTCACTCCTATGGTAATAAGTTGTTTGCACCAGTGAAAACGACAAGTAATTGGTCATTTGCTGAGGCACTTGTTTGGTTGATGTTAGGAATTACGCGAGCGATTGCATAGTTTCCACTTGTCGCATGAGCAGCAACTGCACCAGCAGTCGTTGCCATTACTAAAGGAGAAGTGTTGAAAGTGATTGCACCACCAGCGATAACACGAGTTAAGCCATGGATGACAACGTCAACAGCTTCACCAGCTGAGGCAGCACGTTGAGCAACACCAACACAAGCCGCGTCAGTTGCTGCAGTAGTGACTGCAACTTTGCCATTGCCGTCGATGCTGACAAGTGCGAATTCAGTGATTGCACCTGCTGCGATAAATGATTGAATGATTTGTGTGTCAGCCATGGTTATCCTCCAAATGCTTGACGATAAAAGTCAGGTTGTTGTTCTCTGAATAAACTGAGTGCCTCACTGTAGTTGATTGATTTCTCTTCAGCTAAAGCACGAACTTTTTGATCAAGTGATTTCTTACTGATCTCTTGACCGCTTGCACCGTGACCAACTTCCTCAAGAGGTACACTTGAGTTTGACTGACGCTCTGAGAACATTTGCCAAAACTCTGGTTGAAGGTCTTTGATGTTCCAAGCTTTTGAAGCAACATCTTGCTCAGCAGGAGAGATCTTACCTTCACGAAGTAAGGAGCTCACAGCTTCATCACATTTGATTTTGTTGTTTTCAGCTTCAAGCTTTTTGACTGACTCGCGAAGAGCAACGACCTCATTTAATAATGATACGTCTTGAGTGAAAGTCTCAGAGAGCTTTTGTTTTTTCTCTTCTTCATCTTCCATCATCTTTTGCTTTTCTTCATCATAATGCTCTTTTTTCTCTTCAGCATCATCATGTTCAGCCATCTTCTCTTTGTCATCGTGCTCAGCCATCTTCTCATCTTCAGTCAATGACGAATCTTTATCATCCATCATCTCTCTGATCTTGGCTTCAAGCTCTTTGACCATTGCATCCTTGGCTTCCAAGGCTACTTTCAATTCGTTGATTTGATCTTCCATCATTGACTCCTCTGATAAGGTGATACGATCAATTTTGTTATGGGACTGTGCTGGTCTTGGTGTGAGAGTGATTGCAAGTAGTTGAGCATCCCCAACCTTGTCACCACCATCACGAGAAAAGATCTCTCCATGGATATACTCAGGAGACGACCACAGGACTCCACCAGCATTCTTGACAACCTCCATTCCGCGCTCGTTATAAGCAGGGATTGCGTAAAGGCCGTCGTTTCTCATTTCGAGATCGATTATCATTCCAAGTGCAGACCCCGACTCAGGAGGAGCAGGAGTGCCACCTTGAAAAGGAGACGTTGCATGTTGCCAATCAATAATGACAGGATCATGCTCACGTCTTTCTTTGAATACTCTGACGAGCTCAGAAAGAAGATCTTGATCGATCTCTTTGCCGATAGCATCACCACTCATGCGAGATGATACTTGACCAAGTGACAACGTCTTGAACGGTTTGCCAATGGTCAATCCTTCAGGTACTTCATAAGAATTTGATTCAGAGAGTTGGATTGCTTCTCCATACGCTCTCAATGTTGTTTTGTTATCTGCTGCATTCATTTGCTTGACAACCTTTCGAGCAAAAGCAAAGCCGGCATCACCACCCCAACCGTCCCAAGCTTGACGGCCTTTGCCATACTCGTCCCACGTTGAGCCTTGTTTGTCGACTTCGTGGCGTGTGAAGTATGCAAGCATTCGTCTCACTGTCTCGGGAGATAGTTCACGACCATTAGCAAGATCACGAGCACGAGCCAAACCAACGGAGGTCATCCCTCTTTGACTTGGTGGCTTCTCTGCTCTTTTCTTGAGTGCTCTTGCGGCTGCTGTCTGTGCACCTTGAGGAGGTTTAAATGATATGTGTGAATATTTCTTAGGAGCAAGTGCGACGGCTTCACTCTTTGCCTCACTCTTTTGAGGATGGCCTTTGGGAAGCAAGTCAAGATCTGTGTTGTATGCTTTCTTTCTCTCACCTGTTCCCACGAGTTTAAGGAAAGCTTTGACACGAGCTAAGGCCCATTGTTCACGACTGCTCACGTTGGGACGGTGAGAGACTGAGAATGCGCCTGCTCCTCTTCTGTACACTGCTTTCAACATTCCAAGATCCACCCGCTTGGATGGTGACTTGTATTTGTCATTGTGCTTGTTGCGAAGATTGACGAGTGCTTTTTCTGTCTTGTCACTGATCTTGATTGATCCACGAGTACCACTTGCAGAACCTTCAGGATTCTTTTTTGATCCTTTGATCCTGTCTTTTGGTGGAGCTGGTGTTTGTGCCTGTGTTCTTTTCTTCTTAGCCATTGCGTCGTCTCGCTTTGATCAATTGCTCTGCAAGAAGTGCGCTTCCACCACTTTGAGAAGATGAGGCAGCTCTCTCGATAGCTGTTCTTTGTGCATCTTCAGGAAGATCACCAGCACCAAGTCTTTCACGGATTGCTCTCTCAAGTTCGTCATCCGGGGTCAAAAGTCCAAATTGGACAAGTGGACCAAGCATGCCGAGACTGTTTGCAAGATCATCAGTGTCAAGACCTGCATGTGTCAATCGTGGAAGCTTGGAAGCCTCAACAGCTCCATAGTTGAATCTGATCAACCTGCCAATTGTGCCACCACCTCGTCGACCTGGTCCACTCACTTGAGCAGCCACGACATCACAAAGGTTAATAGCAGCACGACGGAAAACAGAGAGATGAACTTCACCGACTGATCTTGACCCGGTGTCACTTATTCCGAGGTTTGCGAATTGAGCAAGGAAGGCTTGACTGATTTGATTGTCACATTCTTTGATAATATCGAGAGGGCCTTGAGCATAAAGATTCGGAGCTGCGGCATATGAATCAAACTTCACAGCACCATTCTCAACGAGGTAGGATTGCTCAGCAGAAAGGAACGCTTGTGCTTGTGCCTCGGCATCATTGATCATTGCATCAATGTCACCGTCAGTCAAACCGAGTGCTTCAGCTTGTGACCTATCAACGATCACCTTTGGAGTTGGGACGGCCCAACGATCCAAACCGACACACATCAGATTCGAGACACGTTGCTTTGTTCTCCACCACCACCAAACAGGACGAAGCATGCCAACTCCCTCGAAGTTAGAACCCGTCCTGTTAAGTGTGAGGAGAAGGAGCTTGTTTGCTGGTATGGGTTGAGGAGTCTTGCCAACACCAACGACGGTTTGAAGTACACCATCGAGATGTTGACCGTCTCGGCTCAACCATTCATTGTGAGCACTTGGCTCTCGGTCTGCATAATAATCGAGGAAGACTTTTGTGCGTCCCTCGGCATCGAGGCCAACCTTATAGATCTCTTCTGCGTATCGATACCCAATGGTGACGTATTCAAAAAGATAACCTAGTTGCTCCTCCCACGAGACTGACATTTGACCTGCATAACCATCGAAGCCAAATGCCTCGTTTGCAAATCGTGCCAACTCTTCACTGACAGGATCATTCTCAACGCCTGCCTCAAATCGCCAGGTTGCTGAGAGCAAGGTTTGTCTGAGCATATGCCAAGAGCGACGGACAACCGGGTCCGTCCTCAACATCTCCTCAGCTGCTCGAACCCATGACAAGCCTGTGAGACTTGTGTTTTGTTCATAGCCTGAGATGGTACCACCGGACAACTGAGTCCCTGTGATACCCAATGTTTTAAATCGTGGGTATTTGGCTCGTAAGTGTCTTGGAGCTTCGTCATCTCTATGCATAACAACCTCGGTGATCAATATCACTTTGGTCATATTATCATTTTGATAGCTCTATTTGTCAATTATCTTTTTGATTATCTTCATTGAGAAGTGCTTGAACGATCTCAAGAAACAACTTGACCGATTCCTCAAACTCATGGGGAGGAAATCCTTTTGATGGTTCAATGATCATCCTTTGAACTAAGTCAAGGATAAGTTTCTTTTTTGCTGGTGTCATAATTCAATCCTTAAATTGTGCAAGGCTTTCTCTCATGTACCTGGTTCTTGAGAATGCTGTGTTCATATTGATGCCAAGAATCTTTGCAATGTCTTTGGTAGTGTATCCAAGAGCAACATGTTTCAAAATATCCTTGTGCTTGCTTTCCTTTATGAGCTGTTTGCAAAACACATAATCAGTTGCATCACTTGATGCGACCCCATACTTTTGAGCATACACATCCATGATCCGAGTTGTGATCTTTAAACGACGTACATTATTGAGATAAATACGTCTCATCACAACAGTGACAAAGGCTTGAGGATTGCTATTGTCTTGATTGTATTGATCTTGCTTGTCCATCATTCTGATAAAGGTATCTTGAACCAGGTCACGTGCTTTCTCCATGTCTTGAGTGAAGCGCATAGCTTGACGTAACATGAACCCATTCTCATATAATTTTAATATTTCATTGACCATGATTTACACCTTTTAAATCTTTTATGTTTGATGGATTCAAATACTTCATGATTGATTGATTGTTTATAATATGCTCCTGCAATCGCCACTTTATTATGAAAGTCCCAATGTGCCAAACCATGACAAGCATCCCTGAGAACCTTCTCCCACTTCTCAAAATCTTGATCATACAGTTGATCGTATTTCTTAGGATCTATGTTAAACCAAAATAAAGCATCAGTTAAATCAATACTAATACTTTTCTTATGCAAATTCATCAAAGCCATCCACATTAAAAACACATCATCATAGATAGAATGTGGATTTTTCTTGTGGCACAATGGACACAATAACACAAAGTTACTAGGATCATTTGACCCTTTGAGGCCATGAGGAACAATGTGACATCTTTGCAATTCATCCCATTGACGATATTCCTGCAAACAAGCAAAACAAAATATACGAGTACTATTTTTATGAGTAACTGTATTACATAAAAGATAATATTGAAATTCAGCTCTGTAATTATCAAAGACTTCAGACATCTTCTCAGTTCTTGTTTGTGCATCATCAGAGATCCAATATTGTAAAATACGTTCTCTTTTTGGTGGAGATGTTCTTTTCTTTCTCATTAAAACTCTACCTTCTTTGATGAGCCAACTCTCACCTTTCTATTTGGTTTGCTCTTTGGTTGATAGTTGCGTGCTGACTCTGTCCAATGATGGAAGATACAATCATATCTGAGAGCATCAAGAGGATCCTCACGTCCGTCTTTTTTGGGTTGCTCCTTGTTATCCCAAGCATATGACAACAATGCTTTTCTGATTGAGTTGCCGCTTGCTCTCTCTCCCTTCTCCCATACCTCACGAGTGATCAAGTACTTGCCTGAGTTGAAAGCTCGTTTCAATCTCTGCACTCCATTGAGCACATCAATCCTCACCGGGTCCGTCGTTGACCTCATTGGGAGTCCTATCCCTCCCTCATCAGGATGCTTGCGAATCATGCGAAAAGCAGAGAGACCAGTGTGATCTGATCTTGCCTTGCCTGCTTTATCTGCAACACCTGTGTCAAGCCAAACTCGTGAAGATGGTGCAAGGTCCATCAAGGCACGAGGCCAAGCAAAAGCAAGGATCATCTGACTGAGCTGCTCGATGGTCACTTCCTTGGGGTTGAATTCATGGATGATGATTGAAGCTTCTCTCACCTCGTCATATACGATCACCAAGACCGACGGCTTTCTGAATCCCCAGTCAATTGCAATCCGTCCCGTCATGGATGGATCATATTTGAAGTCATCGATGACATGCTTCTCATGATCAAACTCAGAATACACCAACCCGCTTGGTGGCTTTGGCTTATTCATAACCATCGCCTCACGTTCATCAGGAGGAAGGAGCTTTGTTGCCTCAAACCACTCTTCACTCAAGTTGTCTTGATTGACATATGAGGAGAAGAACAACGGTTGACAATTGGCTTGCTCTGCCAACTTACACCACCAAGCATCGATAACCGGCAACCCAACAAGGATCATGATTGGACTTGGTCCACTTCTCAAACGACCAAGAGCCTTGTGAGCAACCTCACTTGTGAGAGTCTGACATTCATCGATCATGCAGACACCACTCGTCACATTCAAACCTTCAAGCGGATTGTGGGTTGCTTCCCTTGTACCTGGTCGATAATAGGAGCGACACCAAACAGTTGACCCGTTCTCAGTATCTGTCCAAAGTTTATTGGTGTGATTGTACGTCCATCCAAGAGGAGTCAACCACTTCTCAATCTCTGGCATCAGTACAGAGTTATATCTTGGTGTTGTGTCAGTCACCATCAAGGACGATGTACCTGGTCTCATCTTCGACACGAGCAACATGGAAAAGACGAGAGCTGAAGTTTTACCGCTTCCCCAACCACAACGAGCAGCAATGACTTTGTCCTGTCTTCCTATTGCTTTAATAATTTGTGTTTGGAGCTCATTGGGGTTGATGTCAATTATCAAAGTGGTACGCCGTTGATCTAAGTTTTACATAATCTTTTGTTAATTCAATATCATGATAACGATAAATCTCTTCTAATATAGAAATAATAATACCTCTACAGAATTGATCATTTCGAACATTCACATAAAAAAGATCATCATAAAAATCAGGAATAGTTCCTGCAGGAACAGAGACATGTATTTCCTTCCAATCATCATGATAAACATATTTGCATATTCCAATCTCTCTTTGATATTTTTTTATATGTTGGCAAATTTGTTCAACACTATAATGATCAAGATTATCTTTATTTAATCTTTGAAATACTTTTGCTTTTTCAAAATCAATTATCTCATTACAATGATCTCCATTCATATTATATTCTATTAAATTTGTAATATTATCTTGCTCATCAATATAAACAGGTGTCTCACCCTCTAGTTCTGATGTACACGTTGTTTTTTTGTATGGATTATTATCCCATACTTTAGCTAATAATTTTTTATTTCGAGGAGCCATATCCAGCTTTTCTTCTGCAAAACGCTCAACTATATCGTAATTACATTTAAAATAAGCATAATAACGTGATCTTATATAGCTAATATTGACAGTGCATAATTCAACGTATAAATTTTCATTGTTTGGATCTTCGTCAATTGCTAATAATAAATTTTCACGAGTAATCATATATTAACATCCTTTTCTTATTCTGATCTCATGATGCTCATCAAGTATGTCATCAATCTTGGAGCACAGCACTGAGATGATTGTTGAGAAGTTTACACCTTGGT